CACTTACCATTACGAGGTGATAAGACTGCATCACTTCCACCACCACCACCACCAACTATTGCAATGAACTTCCCTTTGTACACATAGCAACTACCGCCACCGTTACCACCGTTACCATGACCTGCCCCGCCACCACCAACACCAGCACTGTCACCAACAATTATGCTATATGAATCTCCTGGTGTTACAGCATAATCACATTGAACGAACCCTCCTGCTGCACCTGTTCCTGCATAGATTGAATCATCAGTGCCACCAGGTCCCCACATGATGATGCGTATTACATACACACCAACTGGTACGGTGAATGTATGAGCACCCGCTGCCCCACCGTAAGCGACGGAGTTAGCAAACTGTGTTACGTTCGATGCGAGTATAGTTGGTTGTAACATGCATCACACCTGTTTATGTGTGCGATAACCACGAACAATCGTTTCTCCATCGCGGCGAGTAAACACGTATTCAGTTGATTTGTTCGCAGCAGTTGCGTAACTAGGTTGAGTTACAGCTTCGCCCCAATCGATACCACCTACCGCGTCAGTGGCAAATGTGAGTGTACGTGAGCCGGTAGCATCTTGTGTCACAAGTACAGTTGTGGTAAGCATGCCGTTCGTATCGGGTGTGCCTGAGACAGTAATGGTTGCATTGTTGTTGAGTGTGACACGGTACTGCTGGGAGCCAGTAGCGCCTGCTGTTGTGTTGGTAAGTGTAAGTGTTGTGCCTGAGTTCACTGAAGCAGGGCAATACTCTTGGTACTTACGCAACAACTTCGTCTCAACACCGCCAGCACTACCTTGCGACTCTAATTTCGCTGTGCCGTTGCTAGTACCGAGTAAGCGGTTCGAGTTGAGATCGAGATCGCTCGCGAGTTGGGGACGTGTAAGTACGACACGACCTGTACCATTTGGTGTGATCGAGATGTTACCATTCGAGAGCGATACGATAGCAAAGCCATTCACGTTAAGATTCGTAGCGAGCTTGCCATTCGTCAACAACGTTTGTCCAGTACCGTTCGGCGTGATCGCGATGTCACCATTGCTTGCGGAGACAATAGAAAAGCCCGCAACACTCAAGTTACCGCCAAGTGATGGAGATGCGTCTGCGCTTACCGATGCGAGACCACTACCACCACCAGGACCAGTAGCACCAGATGAACTAATTTGCCAATCAGCAACAGTACCACTTCCATTCGTGGCTGTGACATTGAGTGTCAACGACTTCGTTCCACTATTCCACGCTGTAACGTTACCATACATCCACTTAGTGTTATCACTAGCAGATGATGCCTTCACGAACTGATTTAAGAACGGTCGCACATCTACTGTCGTAAATGTTTTACTACCTGTAGCAATACTTAACGAAGTAGACGACGTAGTATTGCAATTAGCTTGTCCAGCGGCACTTGCACTTGCACTCGCACTGACTGCGCTCGCTGCTGCGTTGGATTCACTAGTCGAAGCATTTGTAGCAGACGTAGAAGCATTGCTTTCACTCATGGATGCGTTGGTTGCGTAACTAGCAGCTAAACTTGCGTTAGCACTCGATGTCACAGATGCGTTATTCGCTGCAGTAATTGTGGCAGTCGCGTCGATTAAGTAAGCCCACTCGCTAGCATCGGCAGTAAATGTGGATGACGATAAGTGATCAACTAACGCAACTGCATAGATGTTACCGCTGCTAATGAAGTCCCCTGCGATGTAGTAAGTCGATGCTGCCCACATGCCACGAGCACGAGCAACAAGTGTCAGGCTCGTCCAATAAGTAGGATGAAGTAAACGATCATCACTGAAAGTACCAGTCGACGAGCTTGTGTTAGCAACAGCACACTCATAAATGTCCCCTGTCGTTGGATCAAGCACGCTTTGTCCAGCAGTATACGCTGTAGCATTCTGCCACGAACCCATGAAGTTATTCACGGTTACAAACTTCGCAATCAACGCATCAACGCTACGTACTAAGTTGACGTACTCGTTATACCACACAATCTGATCAAATGGTGGTATCGGTAGATGGAAGTTGGGAGTGTAAGTTGTCGTGACAGCAACCATCAGATTGCGACCTCTGCGCCGACTACTTGGAAGTTCATTGCAGTGAAGTTCTCTCCACCGATAGTGTACGTGACAGTGTCACCTGCGTTGAGGAAGTACACTTGTGGTGCAACACCAACAGTATCAGCAAGAGTGGCACCTGCTGGTGCTCCTGCTTGAGAAAGTTTCGCCTGTGCCGAGGATGAGAAGATGTAGTGTGATGCGGTGAGAGCGGTAACACCGAATACAGTTAAACCGTTGATTGCTACGTTGAGTGTGCTAGTACCACCAGCACCAGCTTGACCACGGTACATGAGCGAGCACTTAGCTGCTTTTCCTACAGGAACAGTGTAAGCAGTCGTTGTACCTAACGTTGCAGTAGTTGCTTCACCAAGAACGCCAATTAAATCTGATGCCATGAGTTGTACTCCTTACAGTGTGTTCAATGCAGCGAGACCGTAAGCAATACGGTACGCAAGTTTGTTTGTACGTTGCAGAGCTTCAATCTCGCTCTTTGCTGCTGCAAGGTTATTACGTAGATCAGACTTGTCAGCCTTCACGTTGTCTGCTGGTTTTGTGGGATCGATGTTACTAGCCATGTTATCTCCTGATTGAACCTTCGCTATACAGCAATGATAGTGATACGATACTCAATGGATCAGAGGATTCACCCCATAACCGTAACTTAGCAATTTTGAACTTAGATTGCCACGAGTAAAGTGTTTCGAGAGAAGTGTTACGTCCTCCTCCCATGTTGTTACCGAATGGAGACAAACCGAAACCACCGTAGTCACCGCCAATGAAATCGAGTGAGAGTGTCGGATCGTATTGCTGATCTTGATCACCGCGTAACCAACCAGTACTATCGGAGAACAGTGTGCCATCTGTCCATTCTTGTCCAGCATCACTGCGGTCGAGCACGATGTTATCGATAAACATGTCAACAGTGAAACGAGCAGTACCGCTCGTGTCGAGTGCGATGTAACTGCTGTGCTTCGTCAACATACGAGCACCCATATCAGCCCACGGCAATTCCCAATCGAATCGTACAGGGATACCACTGTCATCTGCATCTGCTACAGGAGTGAATCCAGTTTGGTCACTCCATGGTGTGTCATCACTCCACACTTCCTGATCACCTATCCAATCAGCATAGTATGTATCTTGCCGATCACCGAGCACAAAGATGTCACTACCCTTTGCAAAGAACACACGGTTTAGTGATGACTTACATGCTGCAGTGAAGTTCCAATCACGACTCTCATTCCATGACTTGATCTTGAGTTGCTTGTTGAGTATGTACTCGAAGCAGATGGTCTCAGTAGTAGTAGCTCGATCATCACTGTTCGGGATGAACAACATGAAGTGAGATTCACTCTTGTTGTACACAGAGAACACACGGTCTTGTAATGATGTGAGAGAGAGTTTCTTCAAGCGAGCTTCGATCAGTGGATCGATGAGACTGCTAACACGCGTAGGTACAACTGAGTTATCAAGCAGAGCACGTGAGAGCGAAGGAACACCAATTGTGTCGCTGAATAGCAAATCATCACCGAGAGAGAGTGCGCTACGATGTGACTGTGAACCGTGACCAACAATAGCTTCACTGAACTTTGGTGTGTGTACTGCAGGCGATCCTGTATATTGACCCAATGTAACCGGCAGGCACATCTCAGCGAAGAAGATGATCAAGTTCCCACGTACAACACCGAGACCAGTGATGGTAGGATCACCTTGTGTAACGTAGCCACCAACATTGATTTGCAACGCATCGTTTGGAGGAGCATCACCAACGAATGTACCACTTGTATCTTGGTTGCTGATGTAGAGTGTGCTGCCATTCGCGAACACGAGATACTTATCAATCGTGATCACATATCGAGCGATTGGTACATTGATGTTACTGCCGCTCGCAAGATCAACGAGGTAACGCGTAGTGAACACGTTGTTTACGATGAGTGGTTTATCCACTCCATTCGTTATGATCAAATCACTCTTGAATGGTGAGAATGAACAGAACGTAATGTCACCCCAACCAATCGGGTGACCCGGCAAGGAATTTGCAATTGCGCTGTTCCATATTGCAACGACACTAGCAGTACCATCAATCGCAGCGACATTACCATTGAAACCTACCGCAATTAGCGCACTGTTGTAGTATTGCATGTTGCAGATGTCAGAATCGAGCACATCACCGACTTGCGCGAACAGCTTGGTACCAAAACGTTTGACGATTGAGCCGTCAACACCACGGTAGAGATTACGTAACTTGCGTGCGAATTTACTCGACAAGTTGAGATCGTTATCAACCACGTTAAGACCGCCGGAGAAATCACGAATCGTGAGCGGCTTCATTACAGCATTAGCAGAACGGAGTGGTTGCGTGATCTTCATCATGGGCCAGGTACCCAATCTGTTGGATACGTACCGCTACGAGGATCAAGTTGTATTGGTGCTTGTGCCATGTTGATACGCATCTGTTTCACGTACGTCTCGAACGCATTGCGGAATGCTTCAGTGCTACCTGGGTTGTTACCGTCATCGGCGAGATATCGGTAGCACGCACCTTCCATCAACGCAGTTGCATCGAACGGAACTTCATCATCAGGTAGAAAGTCGGCTGGCTTAATGCGTGCACGAACATGTAAGAATGCTGTTGATGTCATCGGCAACACACGAAACACTTTCGCAGCAACATTGATTGGATCGATGAATCTCGGCGTGTTGCCGCTAATGTTCGCAGGGATGACGTCATCATTCAACTGCGGCAATGGACGATCATAACCATCGAGAAACACAAAACGGATATCTTCAAACTTCTTGATCGCACTCAAGTCGGAAGTAACAACACCAGTCACACCATCGAGTGGTAGAAATTCATACCACTTATTAAACTGCGGCCACCACTCAAGCTGGAACAACATATCGAACGTACTCTGCACCATGTCACCGAGTACGTCTTCGCTATAACGCTGCGCTCCTGTTCCTGCTGTCTGCCTCATACGACGGACGCAGCGCTGCACAATTTGATCTAATGTCGCCACGTCATCTCCAATCAGTTAAAGTAGTGGCGACGAGTGAGGAGACCCGCCGCCACCAAGCACACTACGTCAAGGCGTGCTTACGCACCATAGTGTGCATACCCATGCAAGTTCGATGGATCGAATAGGAACGTCGCAGTGATAGTAGTCGTACCATCAAGAGTAGTCTGCGGATCATACGTTCCACGAGGATCGTTAGAGGTTGCAGTTTGTGGATTGGTTGCCGCACCAGCAACAAGCGAGCCGAGCGTGGATACGCGAACACCATTCGCTTCCTCACTGAGTACGTTCGTAGCTTTGTAAGGCAAGCCGAGCTTGTCACTCGTGCCAACGGATACGTTGCTTGCACCGTTCGCAGCGTTGAGACCGAACGAGTCAACCCACTTGAACGCTTTGTTACCTTGTACGGTAGAGTTACCGTTCATGGTTGGCGTTTCAGTTACAGGCTGACCGAGGTAGTCACGTCCGCGTGCAGTACCGAGACGGGTATTCGCCGCATCAGCAGTGTACGTCAAGCAGCGACCAAACGCTGCATCAATCGCAGTCGTCAGAGCAATCGTCGCGGTGTATGCTGTGTTAGATACGATCAAAGTCGTAGCCGCTACAGCAGTGGTTGAAGCAATAGCTGGTGCACCAAAGCTCACGACATCTGGCCCTTCACTGATAACCTCAGCGGAGTAAGCCATGTCGGGAACATAACGGTTCACCAGTTTCGGGTTGTAAGAACCAACTCGCTTAGTCATTGTATGCTATCCTTTCAATTAATGCCGAGAACTTCGTTCACTTCATCAACATCATTGCGTGCTGCCGCGCGACTACCCTTAGTCTGCTTCACACGTGATGCGTTGAGTTCTTTCAGTGACTTCGGTTGCTCAGGAGTGAGATACTCACCAGTATTCATATCAAGCAAGCTTGGCCGGTCGAGGAAACCAAGACGAATCATCTCTGCTTCCGAAGTCACGCGGATGCTGTGACCTTGAGGAAACTCGATGATCCAACTCGTACCATCTACGACTTCGACCTTGCACTCGATGTTCTCACCATTCTCTTTGTGGAAGACACGACGCTTGTACTTCTCGTCGACCTCTTCCGCCTCAAAGCGCGGCTTCACATCCATTTGCTGTTGTGCGTACATGTTGATCCTCCTCGATCAGTTGTTAAGTACAGCATGACGACGGAAAGCATCCCATAAGCAGAACTGCCCCTGCCACACTATACGTTTACCGATCGCGTCGACCGTCCACGGTGCGACAAGTTCCTTCACCTTCATGTTCACACCTTTCAGCATGTGAAGCTTGAGGAACTTGCTGTTGATGAAGTAGCACTTGTTCACCGGGCAATCTTCGTCGTACATCATCGTGATGCCGCCGAAGCTGCTCGCGTCGAAGCCGAGATCGATCATCGTGTTACCACTGGAACCAGTAGGCATCGGGATGGTCATCTTGTCTTTTGCTGCGTTGTTGTAGTGACGGATGATATTACGACCGCAAAGCATGAGATCAGGACGCTCGTCTTTCAACTTGAGATCGAGTTTCGCGATGTCGGAGAACGCTTCTTCGATGTTCGTGCCGTTGAGACCGCCAGCAAAGTTGTAGCTGGAAGTACGCCACCACGTGTTCGTCGCACGAGAGAGCGTACCGAGCGTACCAGTCGTCGGATCGTCAGGGATAAGCGCGGCAAGACCGAGCGGATCGATACCAGCGCCAGCACCGTAGAGATACTCGCTGAACTTGTCTTTGATCGACTCTTCCAACGCGTCGAGTTTTGCGGTGATGAGCTTCGTCACTGCAACGTCGCCGCGATTCTCATCTTGTTCCTGATCGGAGATGATCATCGTACCGGCAACACGCGACCACGTGTACTCAGCCTTTGCGAATTCGTTCGTCTGACCAACAGGGAGCGAGTCGTAGTACTGATACGCTGCAACGTTGGAGTTACGTCCGAACTGAATTGGATTAGTGATGTTGTAACCACCATCTTCCGTCTCCACGCGCTTCGTAGCAAATGCCCATGCCATGAGCGCGTTGCTCTTGACAGCGGTCTTCACCAATTTGCGACGGGAGTTCTCGATGGTAGTAGTGAGAACTGCTGCAATAGCCATTGTTGTACCCTCATTAAGTTACACGTTGTATCCACTCGCACGCATTGCGTTTTTGACGATGTCTTTGTTAGACAACTCTTCGCCGCTCGTCTTCTCTTTGGCGATACTCATCGTGTCCATTGCATCTGAGTTACCTCGCCCAATTGGGAGCGAAGGTTTGTCATCAACTTGGGGAGCTGGAGGAGTTGCGCCATTGTTCGGACTGACTCCACCGCGACGTGCGATCACTTGATCACGGAGGGGCTTGCTAATGTCTAACTGATTCTGCGCGCAGTACAGTTGTAACTTGAGGTACGCGGTTTCGAGATCGTTTGCTTGTCCTTGCGCAATCATATTGTGCAGAACATCTACATGCGTCTCGCTACCGGGATTTGTCGCAAGGAAGTTGTCGACGTAAGTCTTGGCTTCACTCAGTGCACGACTTTGCTCAACGGTTTGAGTTCTGTCTGCGACAAACGGTGCGAGTGCATTTTGCAGCATTTGTTGTACTGCTTGTGCACTCAAACCACCGTTCTGCACTTCGGTTACATCATAACCGAGTCCTTGCACCTGCGTCAACAACTCTTTGACTGTTTTGACAGGATCAGCTTTTAACTGCGCCATGATGCTCGCACCAGTAGCAACTTGCTCTGGCGTTAGGTTGAGTTTCGAGATGCTTACGTTCGCTGATTTGTATGCTTCAATCTGTGCATCTCGCGACTGTATATCACGTTGCATCTGAGGGATGATCTGCTTCTCGTAACGATTTACTTTGATCGCAGCTTCACGCTCGAACACACGACGCGCGGCACCACCTTCCGCAATTACTTCTCCTGTGTCGGGATCGACGAGAGGCTTCGCACCGGCAAGGTCACTTGCAGTTGTTTTTCCGTCTTGTCCCGGTTTACCAGCTCCATCCGTCGCACCAGCTTCGCCAGCTTTGCCGTTCCCGGCTGTGCTCTGCGTCCCCGGCGCACCATCTTTTTCGACGACAGTTTTGCTTGTATCTTTCTGTGCAGTGCTAGCGTTATCAACTTCCGAGGCATGGGGTAACTCATCTCCGTTAGTACTAATCTGTTCATCGATCATATCATCTATTGCACTACTTCCGCTACCGTCATCTGGTGCATAGAACTTACGACTCGTGCGCGTCATCATCATTGTAATAAACATGTTCACTTCTCCTCAAGTGTTATTGTGTTGGTTGACTCTGTTGCATTTGTTGTGCGACTTCTTTCACTGCGTCCTCTATCGGGACACCTTTCTTCACAGCTTCTTGCACTGCTTGCTGTGCTTGCGGCGGCATGCCTTTGAGTACAGTTTGTATATCCTGTGCTGTCTGTGCATCAGGTGGTGCGCCTTGTGCTCCTTGCGGTGCGTTCGGATCACCTCCTGCGTTGTTGCCCCGTTGTAGCTGCTGTTGAATCGACTCACGGATGAACTGCCAATCTTCGTCAGTAATCTCCACACCGACGAATGCACGCTGTACAACACGTAACGCGACTTCGAGTACGGCAGGAGTTGCGCTGGCGAACTGTCCGAGCACTTGCACGATGCGTAGTGCTTCCTGCTTCATCGCTTCACTCGTTGGCTTGTGTGTGCTCCCACCTACAACTTGGAAACGGATGTTCGTGCGAATATCTTGCGGTTCAAGTGGTTGCCAGATAGTAGACACGTCCTTACCGATGATCGCGCTTACCTGTTCCGCTGGCATGTTCTGCATACAGAGTTGCAACACACACCACGCGATGCGTCCCGTCCACTTCTCGATAGCATCTGTCTTGTCATCGATCTTAATCTGCGCGGCACCACGATACGTGTCGACAGCCTGATTCGTCGTGTTCGTCTTGAACTGCTGTCCAGTGAGCACGTCACTCACACTGCTGATACGAGAGATCGCGTTGTACTTACGCTGAGGATCGAACAGTTGCGGGAACTGCATTGACGGTGGTGCGAACGTGAAGATCACATCTTTGAGTGTCTTCCCTTCCGGCACTTTGATACCACGAGCAGTACCGTCTTCACCTTTGAGAACAGCTTCGACATCTTTGCGATCGATGGTGTTAGAATCATAGAACACATTACGCCGTACCCACATACGTGCGCTACGTTCTTCACTCAACATCTCGTTGATTGCATCTTGTTGATCAAGGTAGTAAGTGACTTCACCTTTTGCGTAACCACCTTCGGGATCGTCATGAAAGAACAACTCGAAGAATGGAAAGAACGTGTCGACCTTATAGAAGTCATCCCACACCCAAATCGGCCACTCCCAATTGTCATCATGGAACATCATGATGCGGCGCGTCGTCTTATCCCACAAGAACCACACCTTCGTGAACTGCGCACGTGAGTACGCTTGTTCATCGTCGTAACCGAGTTTCTTATAATCGTTCTCTTTGTTGATCAGTGAGAAGTTGTTCACCTCATCTTCAACACCGTTCGTCGCTTGCATGCCTGCTTTCATCACGTGAGTAGGTTCGTACAGCGATGTATACTTACCGTCGTCATTCTTCTTCATGTACTTAGCGCGGAGGTACGATGTTGGTAACATGTCCCACAGCATGAGCCAGTTGCAATCGGAGAGATCGTGTTCGACACTGTCTGGGTCTTTCACAACACGCTTCGGTGAGTGTAAGCGTAGTGATGGGCCACTCGGACGCAGCACGTCGATGACTTGTTCGAGTGCTTGTATCTTTCCTTCCACTTCCATCAACGCTGCAGTGTCTTTCGCATCGGTGAGTTCTTTGCTCAGCTTCGTCAACTCAGTGATAGCAGCTTCACTACTCTGATCACGCATCGTGTAATCAACTTGCATCCACACACTGTTAGTAAGTGATGTTGTGAGGATACCACGCTTTGCCTTCGATGCGAATCCGAGACCGGGCGCGACTTCCATATCGAGTAGTTGGTTGATCAACTGGCGGCAGATAGCAGAGTAGTCATCGTACTTGCTGCTAGTAGCGAGCACGGTGCATTCTGGATTCTTGCTATACAGAATCGGTACGAGCGTTGTCGTGTTTGAGAACACCATGTTCTCCGTCTCAGTGAAGTTTGGGTTGAGACGCTTACCTAC